CAATAAACTATAGCTAAAAATTTTTGGATTGTTATATATATTTATGCTTTAACAGCTTACGGCTGTCAAATCGATACTAATGTATATTTGATTCAACTCATCTCTGAGTAGTAGTTCATCACGCTACTGTATACCTAGATTGGGGGACTTACATGCTCCATTTGGAAGATGTCATAGGAAACCAATAGAAACCTATAACGCATGATTGCATTATTGCTCAGTCTTAATACCTAAATAATAAAATAAAAAATTAAGTGGCCTCAGCGGCTTAAGCTCAAAAGGATTATCTTTTTATCCAAATGAACCCAAGTCCCTGGGTGTTTACGCGAAGTATTCAGTAAATCTCATCTGTCGATATTCACCATAAAGAGGAACACGAAGTTGCTCTTCAAAACCACACTGTTGTGTGGCATTGGCGAATGCCTCCTTGATGAGAGGTACCCACTTATCAAAAACATGACGTGGATGCATAGAGAGTTCCATTACGGCCATCTCAATGTTCACACGGCATGCGCTGACTTGATCTGGGGATTCTCGAATCCAATTAGTCATCTCAAGAATAACATCCAGATCCAGGGGGGCATCTACGATACCATCCTGAGATCTGAACTTCCTCTTGAGATAAGTAATCTCTTCGAGTGTACGATACGGGGGCACATCGCCCTCAGTTTTAGCCTCATCAGTATAGATCATGCCGATCTCAGCATAAGCTACAGTTACTGTATTTTGGTTAAACCAGGGCGCTATGTCATCCGTAAGATTGACACCATTATCATCACCATACGACACCATTGCGACATCTTTTTCAAACGTCGAACTGGTGACACCTGCCTTCCTCCTACAAATAAAGTAAACAATTCTCATTGTCACAGAGTTGTAGAAGGAATTCAGGATGGTGGTGATAGGGTTGCCAGAGGGTTGGGAGTGATTCATGGAATAGTAGATTTCGTCACACAGATGAATACTATTCCATATGTCGAGGGCAAGCACGCGTCGGACTCGTGCATTTTCTTCTCCATCATTATAGAAACGGTTCACACACTCCACGAACCTTTCCATTATCATCGTGTTAAGGCGACCATCAAACTCCTTGAAGTCACCAGCGAAACACTTCTTCCCCTTGCTTCGCAGTCTTCGATCAGTTTTGCCCCAATCTGGGCCCCACACATTCGTTCCCACTGATTGTTCATTGTCAATCCTGTTCTCCATAACATGAGCTACGAAAGACAGGAAAAACATCCGAAACAGAATAGTGTAGTCCATAGGGCCTGAAGAGAATACACGAGTTCTCTTCTCATTTACTTTGGCGATCGGTCGACGTTCATCTTTCAGAGTGTCCGTCCACGTTGTTAAAACTCTGATTCCTTGTTTTGCCCTCTCAAGACGATACTCAACGGCTTCTCGTACTTCTTCATTGTAAATGTATTCATCATCACCCAGCCAACCAGTTTTGCCCTTAGTACCAGCTTTACGCTTAAGCACCCATGGCATCCCTGGTGAAGTTGAACGGTTGATAGAACCCAAATACGCTGAAGTCTCTGAGTCGCCGGAGATAGCCTGCTCAAAGGTTAACACTTTCGTCAATTCTGGCCTGCGTCCAGTAAACATTACGGCTTCATAATCATTCACAGCAGCATCAATCAATTCCGGATCCACGAATGGGGTATTGATTGCGCATTTGCTCAGATTCTTATGCTTCATGTTCACTTCACGATCATAAAGAATAGCAGGCTTGGTGGTGGGCTCCACCACACATCCATGCAACATTGATGGCACAATCTCAGTTTTGGAAGGAGTAAAGGGAGCCATTACTGCCTTACCAATCCATGCAAAAGTACGAGCGGGGAGGCTCAATTTTGCAACATAGTCATCAATGGTGATTTCAGTGTTCATTTCCAATTCGGTTGTCGTTGTTGTGATGTTAGAATCCTCATCATAATCAGTGATGATAGTATCATTAAAACCAGTAAGAGCACGCTCTAGATCCTTACGGGTCACGGATTGTGCAAAACTTTCTGCTCCAGAATTCGCGCCTGCGACGTGGATACCAGCAATCTTTCGGAGACAACGAGTCTCTTGTAGAATGATTGGCGCTCCACAGTCACCAGCTGTTGTATTCAAGGAGTATACTAATCCCTCACGAAGCCAAACTTTACTATCACCAAGATTGAGAGTGGTGTCCTGTGCACGAGCTGATGCATTGCCAAGTAACATAAGAACAACACCATCTGTCAACTTACGAAGAACGGGCATACAAACATCTGCACGCTTGTATAAGCCCATATCGTAATTCAACTGAAAGTGTTTGACAAGATCAGCATGTGCACCAACACAACGGGGAAACTTCAACAACGCCGCATCCTTAGGTACTCCTTCACTATCTGAAATCTTGCACATCTTGATCTCAGTCACGGGTATCTTAAAGACAGCCCCATGAATGTTTTCCAGGAGCAAATGGGTGCATTCTCTCATGCCCATAGTGATATGGGAGGGCACGAGCATGATGGTATCTCGAATAAACATTCCATTCAACAGCGGTACGATCATCTCTCCTTTCACCCCAGAGAGACGATAAAGATTGCTGACTACCCGATTAGTAATCAGCATCTGTGCAGTTGTATCTTTCCATACTTCCATCTCTGCATCAACACCTTCCATCTGTACTTTGCGAATACTCTTCGTTCGGCAATCACCAGATGCGAAAGCCTCGGACTGGGCGGGGTGTTTGTGCACGTCGGCGAGAGGACACTCGCTGCGATGTATCTTAAAAGGACAAAGTTCACGCTGAACCAAGTCATACATCCGCTGACCAAGAACACAATCCACACCTTCATTCTCACTCTCGATAATACGACTCAAATTTTGTGACACCTCAACTTTTGCAGTAGCAGATTTCGTCTTCGTTTCCTTAGACTCAACTACCACTTTGGGAGTTTTGGTGACAGTTTCTCTCGATTCCAATACTGTCTGTTTTTGTTTTCTATTACTATTGAAACCTCCAGAGAATTTCTTCCAGAGTCCCAATCCAGCAATCAGAACACCAACAACTGTTAATAGAGCTGCAATTTTCTTCCAATTGTTCTTCAATGTCTCAAAGAAACTCTTGGCAGAAGCATACAACGCATTACGAAACAGTGGTGTCATCTCCTCAGGTCTGATTTCGAATGGATTCAACGGATTAATGGGGGTGACTTCAGGCTCTCTGAACAAATCATCCAAATGCTCATCAACAGTGTCATAATCGCGAATGCGAATATTATTCAACTGATGGGCAAAAGTTTCATATTCAGCATCTCCAAATGGATTGTTATCGGGTTCTCCGAATGGATTCAAATCTTCTTCGAATGGGTTTCCTCCAATTTCCAATTTTGCGGGTGTCTGGATTGGTCCAATTTCTTCTCCAACCACCACAGTTCCAACATTCCTCATGGCTTCCTCAGCTTTGATGATCTCTCCAGAGTTAGTCCGAAACTTCTTCTGCATCTTTTCATATCGGGTCAGTACACGTTCTTCAAGCGTGGCATTCAACAACATGGATTTGATAAACCGCTCTCTCATCACCTCGACACACATGTCAACGAATTCTTCGTAATCAACAAGGGGTGTATTTGGAATTGGTTGCATTGATTCAGCATTATACAGTTGGATGCGATAGACTGTGGTGTCAACCGGTCCACTACACTTTGATGGATCAAGACGTAGAACGTTTTTACCAGTGGCTGCAGAGGGGCACAGCTTGGTAGTTTCAGGAGTGTTGATTACCTTTCCACAAATGTCGACTCTCCGTCGATAAGCATCAGGATAAGTTAAAGAATGCACGTTATACTCAAGTTTGTTAGAAGTGAGCATTAGTACCTTCGACGTAAACTTTGTCCTGCGCTTCTCTTCAAGAGTCGCCATATGTAGAGGATAGGGAGCGAGGTTGGCAGCTCTAATAATTTCCATAAATTCTTCATTTGGCGCCATTTGGGAATCAGCTCTCTGACCAAAGTCATCATAGACCACGATGTTCTGTCCTTGATAACCATCCCAAAACTCCTGTTCGGTATTCCTGAAATAGATATTTCTGGCAAAATCCGATGCATCAGACTCAGACACAGCCAAAGCTGCATTTAAGTCCGTTGCCAAAGGCCAAGCCATGCCAGACTTACCAACTCCAGATTCTCCAAACAAGTGAATAACAGCGGGTTCACAACGGGGTTTGTTTCCAAATGCTCCTGATGTATCACATGCCTTCTTCATTGCATTTATCACAGCAAACACACGATGGTAATATTGAGTTAGTTCTTGACTCAATCTCTTCTCGCCAAGCTCTCGTGCGAACTGAATACCCTCATTATAGAGCGAGTCTATCTTGAGGACATAGTTCACGTCTTTCTGTAGATGCGACAACCCATCCATTCCCTGCGGACAACGCTTCAACAGTGACAAAACATCTGCGGCCCATTTGTCAAAACCAATAAGGAATCGATCAAGATCTGAGCGCCTAGAGAATTTCTCTCCATGCACACATTTCCCGATCCACTCAATAACAGATTCGAACATAGGACCAGCAGCTCTTTGAAACATCAAAATGTTCGTCACACTTCGGCACCGATCACCAAAGAACTTCAAAGTCCTATCACAGGATCCCAAAGTAGGTAGTCCAAGTGAATAGATCAAGAAGGTTGAGATCAGTGTGCCAATGATAGGCAAACACAACCAAGGTTGTCCCCAATCAATGCTGCCAACATCAATTGATTCAATAGTAGACAAAAAAGACAAGTCCATCTCGAGATGAGCAGGAACAGAAGAGGTTCCAAAATCCTTGAACATTCTACCAACAAAGCTGGCAAAACGCGCAAACACCTTTGGTCCCAATTCCGTAGCTGCTTCAATCAAAAAGACTCGAATACGGTAGGCTGGTTGGGCACAGGACGTCACATACAAAGTTTTAATCAGACGCAGAACACAAGAAATAGCACTCTCACCACCAGTTTGGATGGCAAAAGGTGCAAGGGCAGTCTGAAAGGAGTCAAGCACGGAATTTATCTTATCCATACCTTCATCCAACTTTGATGTGATACCAGAAACATTTGCGGAGACACGTGCAGACTCACCAAGGATAACATCAACCTTAGAGGTCATTGAATCCATGTGATTCCGCAGAGGGCGGATCGTGTCACTCACGTCTTCAATCAATTCTTTTGAACTCGCAATCATCTCACGTGCCTCTTCAGTCACATCTCCAAGTCCGAAAATCTGCAATGTGGCGTTCACTTCTTTCTTGTTTCGTGCCATAAATTCTCGTAGCGCAAGACTTGGCAACTCTGGGACGGCATAACGATTTGAAGTAACATAACGAGGCACATAAGCGCCCACAGTTTTGTCAAAACAGTAATCAATACCATCACGATCATCACCAACAAACTCAGCAAATTCAGTCACACCATGTTCTTCGATGTGTTCAAACTCCTCCTTTGAGATCCGAATGGTTTTCAACATTCCACGGGAATTCTGAACAACTTTTGTATATATTCCACACATTTTACGGCGTACCATCTCACCATGGGCCTTGGCACTCATCGACGTTATTGGACTCTCCAGGACAGCACCATCAAGAGAACTGAAGTCAGACTCCATTTCCAGATGTGCATTTACCTCAACGTTTCCAACATTCATAGCCTCAACAATGTTTTGAGACATCGTTCTATCAATCCATTCTTGAGTTTTCTCAACACGGTAGTTCGACCTGTTCTCATGGTAATTTCGCACGTCATACATCAAACACTCTTCTGATCGTTCTTCATCAAAGAAAAAGTTCGTTGGCAGTGGTGTACCGCTCTG